GAATCAGGTAATCATAAATTCTATGAAAACAAATTAAGCCCTACTTTCCTTAGGTATTACATTAATGAAATATTAGAAATGAGAATGGAAGATATTGAGGCTGCTATAAAAAATAATTTTGTAGATATCTTTATTCCTTCAAATGTATTAGGTAAGTATAATATTAATATGTTTATGGATTATCTTGATGGTATAGCTAGAAAATTAGAACCAAGAATTTATGATGAGGATAATCCTTACGATACAGAAGACGGTGAATTATCAGATTTTAATGGAGAAATGAATTTAATGAATATTGCAGCAGAGCATATAAATTCTTTAGATTATGATGAGGATTTAAAGGAAAGATTAAAAGTATCAGTACAAGAATTATATAAAAGAACATTATCTCCAAGCTATGAAGATTAAAAAAGTAGAGTTTAAGAATTTTGCAAGTTATGGAAATAGATTGCAAGTTATAGATTTTGAAGAAGGTAAAAGCAACTTATATTTAGTACTCGGTGGAAATGGTGCAGGCAAGAGTACATTAGCAAAGGTAATAACATATATGTGTTATGGTAAAGTTGAAGGCTCAACCTTAAAGGATTTACCTAATAGAGTTAATAGCGAACTATACGGAAGAATATGGTTAGAATCAAAAGGTAATAAAATTGAAATTGAGCGAGGTATTAACCCAGGCATTTTTAATGTTAAGATTAATGGAGCTGAATATGATGTAGCTGGTAAAGTAAATTTACAAGAATTTTTAGAAACAGAAATTTATGAAATACCTTATCATGTTTTTAAGAATGTAATTATATTATCAGTTAATGATTTTAAATCTTTTATCACAATGTCTCCTTATGATAAGAAAAGAATCATAGATAAGATATTCGGCTTCTCTGTTATAAATGAAATGGCTGAAGCAGTTAAAGAACAACGCCGAGGTATCATTGATGAAATAAGAACCTATGAAGATGAAATAAGAACTCTTAATGAATCTATAGGATCTGTTTATGATAAAATTGAACAGATTGAATTACTAACTGAAGAAAAGGATAAATCTAAAGTTAAGAAATTAAAAACAGATTTAATTGCTCTAAATGAAAATAGAAAAAAATTAAACCAAGTTACTAAAAATACAAAAATAAAATTAGAAGAATTAGATTTAGATTCTAGAAATAAGTCAACTGAACATTCTACAGTTATGCATAAAATTTCTAATATTAAAAAAGATTTAAAATTATTTGAAAATTCAACATGCCCTACATGTACTGCACCATTAACTTCTGATTTTCATTTAGATATTAAAAAAGAAAAAGAAGAATCTTTAATATCTTTAGAAGAACATTTTAAAACTACTGAAAAAGAATATGAAGATTCTGTTACAAAATTAGATGACTTAAGAATAAAAGGAAGGCAAATACATGTAAGAGCTGGCCAATTAGAAACTCAAATGGAAAATTTAAAATCCAAATTAATAGAATTAGCCGAAAAGGATGAATCTGATTCTTCAACTAATTTAAAACAATTGGTAAAAGATTTTAAAATTCGTAAAGATGATAAGACCTCTGGTAAATTAAAAAGTGAAAGTGAAGATTATTATTTAACTATTCTTGAAAATTTAATGGGTGAAGGTGGAATTAAAAATTTAGCAGTAAGATCTATACTCCCTTCTTTTAATAATCATATACTTCTAATGGGTAGAGAAATGGGAATTCCATTCGGTATAAGATTTGATGACAAATTTAATTGTACACTTCATCACTTAGGAGCTGAAATAAGTCCAAAGACTTTAAGCACAGGTGAAAAGAAAAAAGTAGACTTTGTAATTATTATGGCATTGATGAAAATGATTAAAGTTAGATTCCCATCTCTAAATATTTTATTCTTAGATGAAATATTTTCTTCTATTGATTCAGATGGTGTATATCATATAATTAATATACTGCATGATACTATACAAGATATAGGATTAAATACCTTTGTGATTAATCATACAGTATTACCTAGTGAATATTTTGATAAAAAGTTAGAAATTACAAAAGATGCAGGCTTTAGTGAATTTACAATTGAATCTATTGGATAAATATAATACAAGAAAAAATTAAACATGACTAATGTCAGCATATAATCAAGAGTTTAATAAGGACAATACTATACTGCGTTATATTATAGTAGCTCTTTTAGCAGAACTAAAAGATAAAGTTTATTATTATAATCAAATAGATGAAGATACTTTAAAGAAAATACCAGTTCCTTTCTTTTATTCAATTACAGGAGATGGTAGATTTTTAATGGATAACTTTCTGTTTGATGCAGAAGCAGCAGGTAAAGCTATAGGTGACTACGAAAGAGTACCAAGAGGTATAATACAATTAACTGGCATATCCATAGATTCAGGTAACCAAACAAATAAGTTCGCTAGAGGTGAGTTTGTACAAGAATGGGAAGGTATTTTAAAAACATTCTCAATGGAAACTAATTTTCTTCCACTTAATATATCTTTTGATTGTACAGTTGTATGTTCATCTAATCTAGAAATGTTAAAGGTTACAGAATCTTTAATGAGTAAAATTTATAAAAATACCCTTTTCCAAGTTGATTTAGGTATGATGAGAGTACAGGCTAGTTTTGCTGTTCCTGAAGATTATTCTCAAAATAGATTATTTGAATTTCAGTTAAATGACAAAAAAGAATGGAGTGTAACATTTCCTATTGAAGTGGCTTCATTTATGCCAGTATTTGAAAGTGGTATTTTAATTCCTGAAATAAGCCTTATGACTAAGGAAGCTATTAAAGCTAATCCGACTGCGCAGGGCGTAGGAATGTTAAGATCAGGTTCTGATAATGAATTAGGTATTTACTTTGGTGGAATATTCCAGAAATTTGAATACACTAGTGAAAGCATATTAAAAGTTCAACCTAGTGGATTACTTAGTAATAAAGGATATATTAATCCTGATTCAATACAAACCGGGGGACCTTATATAGATGCAAATATAACATCTGCTCCTATAGTACCTGAATCAGCTGAAAGCCGTACTTATAGGAATGCTAATGCTAAACCTGATGTAGAAGAATCAGGATTAGGTAGTGTTGATTCTGGATTTGATGGATAAACAATTAATCAAAGAGACTTATAATATATAAAACAAATCAAATAGTGTAATATGGAAAACACAGTTAACGAAGGACAAACACAAGTTTATGCAGATGGGGCAATCGATGCTCAACCTGGTGTAAATACTAATGCTCCTTATTTAAATCAACCAAGACAACAATTAATGGATATAATTCATGTATTGTTTAGTCAAAGTGGTAGAATGTCAGATATTGACAATGATGGTAAAATTGACCATAGTGGATCTATGACAGATCAACAGGTTATGACTATCTTAGTAGGGATGGGAATTCCACAACAGATGGCGATGAGTGGTATTGCTAAATATCGTGAAAGCATGCCAGATCAATCCGATATATACACTGAAAATAATAATCAAAAAAATCATAACAAAATGAAATTTACATTAACAGACCTGTACGAAAACGTTATGGATAGCATTAATGGATTGAAGGCAATGGATAATGACAATTCCAGAGTTTCGTATTCTGTTAAAGAATCTCTAACTATTTTGGAAGAAGCATTAACTGCATTTCCAATGAAACTTAAAAATGCTGACTTATCTGCAATTAGTGAAGAACTAGAAAATTCAGTTAGTCCGGACCTTAAGTTTAAAATTGCAAGAAACTTATACTCTAGGTTAGCTCAATCAACTTGGTTAAATCCAATTTCTGAATTAAGAGAGTATATAATGGAATCATATAATAATGCTAAATGGGAATTTAGAATTAGTGAATCTATTGAAAGAACTGAAAATCAAAAAGGAAAATTAATGGAATCATTTAATTCTGATTTAGTTTCTTTATTAAATGAATCAGATGTAAAATCTAAATTTGCTGCTGTTGCTGCAAAACACCCATGGTCAATGGATGCTAAGCAAATAGTAAATGAAATGAATGCTGAAGATCAAAAAGTTGCATCTACTGCAAATGGTAAAGTTGTATCTGTTCTTTCTCCAGTATTAGAATCTGAAGAAGGATTAACATTCCACTTACATGGAAAGAATTATACTTATAATGGAACTGACATTACTGAAGCTAATGTAACTGATCCAAGATTCTTCGATGTATGTGAAGGTTTAGATATGTTCTCAAGAAATGGAAATATTCTTTCATTACATGGAGAAAATGGTAAATCATTAGAATATAACATTACTGAAGGAACTTTAACAATGGGTAAAGTTGATATGACTAACTACAGTATAATTGAATTAAAAGAATCTTTATTGGCAACTAACTTCTCAGGATATAGAAACCAATGGCAAAATGATAAAATCTGTAAATTCTTTGAATCAGTTGATTTAATTGCTGAAATGGATATTCACAACAGTACAGAATCAAGAATTCTTAGATGTATTTTTAACAATGATTGGAGTAAGTGAAGGTATTTACATTAATAAAGTAAATCCTGGAATGAACTTAAATGAAATGTCAAAAATTGATACTGCTACTGAAACTGTTGAAATAGTAAAAGAATTTATTAACTTTGATGTTTCTCCAATTCTTTCAGAAAGATTAATTGCTGAAGATAATGACAAAGCAATAGAAGAAAATAAAAGAAAAGATCTTACTGATTCAATTTCTTTCTTAGAAGAAAAGAAATCTGAAGTTGAAGCTGCTATTAAAAAGTTAGGTGAAACTGAAGAATTAACTGAAGCTTTAAATTTATTAGCTGAAGAGTTAAAAGGAAAAGAAAAAGAATTAGCTGATTCATATATTTCTGAAAAAAAAACTAAAGACGACTATTTAAATGATGGCTTCGTAGAAGCATCTATTAAAACAGCTAGCCAAGGTCTTAAAAAGAGACAAGAAGTATTGGTTAATGCTGAAGAATATGCTTCTCTAGGTGATGATGATTTACTAAGTATTATAATTCCTAAAACTGGAAAGAGTATTGTACTTCCTAAAGAAGATTTAGAGGTTAAGATTTAATCTGTAAATACATTCTAGTTTAATATAATTAGAGGACCGATTGAAATTAAACAATCGGTCCTTTCTTGTATATAATAATAAATAAACAAATCTAATGGCAAGAAAAAGAAATTATTTAAATAATAGAGATCTCCTCGAACAGATTATTCAATCTAAAGAAGAAGGAGAATTAACACCTAAGGCTTTAGAATTCTTAATGCTATTAGCTGATAAATGTTCAAGAAAATTAACATATAGAAATCCAGAAGATAGGCAAGATTGTATTGCTTATGCTTATATGGATCTTTATAGATATTGGAGAAATTTTAATCCAGAAAAAAGTACTAATGCATTTGCTTACTTTACTGAAATAGCAAAAAGAGGATTTGCAAAAGGTTGGAATAAATTACATCCAAAGAAATATCACGGTACTGTATCAATTAATGGTAGCGCTGATAGCGAAGGAATTTATACAATATAGTTAATTGCCTATGAGCATTAAAAAGGTAAAACCTACTTCAAAGTCTGGATTTAAACAAGGTTATTATAAACCTAAATACCCTCAGAAGTATCGAGGAGAAGGTCCAATTATATATAGAAGTAGTTGGGAAAGAAAATTTTGTTATTGGTGTGATCATAATATGGATGTGATTTACTGGATATCAGAACCTTTCTCTATACCTTATTTTAATTTGTTAGACAATAAGTTTCATAAGTATTATCCTGATTTTTTCTTTAAGATGAAAAAGGGAGATGAAACTCAGGAATATGTAGTAGAAATAAAACCTAAGGCACAATTACAAAAACCTAAGGAACCAAAAAGAAAAACGGCAAAGGCATTAAAGAATTTTAAATATGCTTACGAATCATATGTAAGAAATTTGTGTAAAACAAATGCACTTAATAAGATGGCAAAAGAAAGAAATTGTAAAGTAATGTTACTAACCGAAGATTCAAAGTTATTCTAATGGCATTAGTAGGAGTATTCACAGAAGATTTAGATATTTACCTTACTGATAGTAAAGGAAGGAATCGTGCATCTAAACAATCACAAATAGATATACCTCGTATAGGGGCTAAAAGTGATGGAGTTTTAAATCCTGGCCAAATGTATAGTTTTTATTATTATACTAAAGATGAAGCTTTTTATGACACCCACCCATTAGTATTAGGTTTAGGAGAATCCGAAAATGGACACCAATTAGGTATTAATTTACATTATATGCCTTATGAAGCAAGAATACCTTTTCTAACTGAACTTACTGTATCATTACAATCCCAAATAGCTAATTTAACAAAAGGCCAAGCTTTAGGTAATCCTGATGCGCAAAAACCAATAACAGCATTTAAATGGGAATTTGTAAAAGCAGCTTATGGTAAAAAATATAATTTAACTTACTGTACAAGACAGTATATAATTAAGAAAATGAAAAATCCGTATGTACTAGGTTATGAAGATTGGTATGTAGGGGCTGTAAATAATGAAAGTGATTTTTATGGTGGTAACATAAACCAAGCACAATCATTATACTACAAGAATATATAAAATAATAAAAAATAAGAATATGGCAGGTTTTACAGATAGAAGAGGTCCTTTAAGTACAGGAAATCCAGTAAGAAGGCTTCTGAAAGATCTTTCTAATTTAGGAATGGCTTATGATGATATGATCATTCGCAATTCACGAGCAGTAGGTTTTACCGAAAATCAAATGGGTTATTCATTTAATCCAATGGGTTCAGATGGTGATGATATGTATGGTGCGTTTGCTGCGCTATCATTAACTGATACAAACTTAAAAAAGAATATTGCATTCTTTGATCAAGATTATGTTAGAAAAAGAGATCAACTTAGAACTTTTGCAGTACAAGATGAAATAGAAGATATCTTAGATGTATTAACTGATGAAGCAATTGTATTTGATGAATCAAATTACATGGCTTATGCAGAATTTAATGGGCATATTGGAGAATCAATAGAAGAAGAAATTAATGATGTATATAATAATATCTATAATTACTTCGGATTTAATGATATGGTTGCTCCGTGGAACTATTTTAGGAAATGGTTAATTGACGGATTTCTTGCGTTTGAAATAGTTTATAATGATAAGCAAACAGAAATTATTGGTTTTAAAGAATTAGATCCAATATCATTAATGCCAGGTATTGATACTGATGACGGTAAAAAAGTTTGGATTCAATATAAAGGTGAAGGCGCAAAAGAAAGAACTTTATGGGATTCTCAAATAATATACATTTCATATTCTTCCGTAAATTCTCCAATGAGAATATCTTATGTTGAAAGATTAATAAGATCTTTTAACCTTTTAAGAATAATGGAACACAGTAGAATTATCTGGGCTGTATCTAATGCTTCATTTAAAACACAATTTACAATACCTGTTGGTGGTAAATCTAAAACAAGAGCAAAGCAATCTCTAGCAACATTAATGAATTCATATCGTGAGGTTGTAGACTTTAACTTTGAGAGTGGTGAAATTCAAACCAACGGTAAACCAATGATGCCATTCAACAAAGAATATTGGCTACCTTCTAAAGATGGTGAAGCACCAGAAATTCAAACGATAGGTGGTGACGGTCCTGATCTTGGTGATACTGAATCATTAAAATACTTCTCTGATAAATTACAATTAGCTTCTAAGATACCATTCTCTAGGTTTGATAGAGAAGGTGGTAATACTTATGATATGGAAGCAAGTGGTATGTTAAGAGATGAAATTAAATTTGGTAGATTTATATCAAGGTTAAGATCTATATTTCAAGAAATATTAGTTAAACCTGTATATCTTCAAATGTGTCTTAATCACCCAGAATTAAAAAATGATATTGCATTTAAAGCAGGTTTAGGATTAAACTTTATGAAGGATAATGTATTTGAAGAAATGAAAGAAATGGAACTTCAGACTAAGCGTGTTGATTTTATAGGTAATATGAAAACACAATTAAGTACAATGACTGCTGATATGGAAGAAATACCATATTTTGATTTAGGATTCTTAATTAAGAGATATGGTGGATTTACACGTGATGATATTAAAGCCAATGCTCGAGCTAAGGAGCGTACTGAGTTAGAGGCAGACGGATATAAAGAAGAAGATATTGAAAAGATCTTATTAGGTGCCAATCCTAAAGATTTTAAGCCTGAGAAGAAATCTGATGGTATGGATGAAGACCCATTAGCTGGAATCTAAAAACTATCAAGAGTTATAATATATAAATCAAATAAACTAGAAAGATGTCAAATAAGAAACTTTTAATTCTAGAAAGATCTAAGTCTAATTTAAGTATGACAAAGGATGCCGATGGCTCTGTTGTCCTTGAAGGTGTATTTACTGAGATTGGAGTAAAGAATAAAAATAATAGAATTTATGAAGAAGCTGAAGTACTTCCTCATATTAATGAATTAAAGGAAAAAGTTAAAACTAACAAATTGTTAGGTGAACTTGACCACCCAAAAGATTTTGATATTAGCCTATCAAATGTTTCTCATGTTATTGAGGATTTAGAATATGATAAGGATAAGAAACAAGTTCTAGGAAGAATAAGATTATTAAATACTTCAAAAGGTAAAGAAGCTCAGGCATTAATAGAAGATGGTATTCCATTACATATTTCAAGCAGAGCAGCTGGAACAGTTGATGAAGCCGGTAAAGTTAAAATTAAAAAATTCTTCACTTATGATTTAGTTGCAGATCCTGGATTTGAAAATGCTGAATTATCAAAAGTAAACGAATCTTATGGTTTTGGAGATACTGAAGGTTTATACATTTATGAAATGTCAGAAACTGAAGATGAAATAAATAAAACAAATAAAACAGATCTAACAATGGAAAATACATCAGACAAATTTGTAACTGTTGACGATTTTAATAAGTACACTGAATATGTAAAGAATACATTAGACAGTGTTAAGGAATCTGCAAATTCTAATAACGATGAGTTAATTGAAAAGCTAGTTAAATATACTGAGCATATTGCAGAGAAAGTAAATCAGGTTACTGATTATACTGAATACTTATCAGAAAATCTAGACAAGAGCATATCTCACTCTGACTACTTAGCAGAGAACATCGACAAAATTAAAAATTATGCTTCTTACTTAGGAGAAGAACTAGACAGTTCTATTCAATATACTGAGCATGTTGCTGAACAGGCAGATAAAGGAATTGCATATTCTAATTATTTAGGTGAAAGCTTAGATAAAGGAATTAAGTATTCTGAGTATGTTGCTGAAAAGGTTGATCAAAATATTGCTTATTCTGAATACCTTGGAGAAAATGTAGATAAGAGTATTAAATATTCTGAATACATTGCAGAAAATGTAGCAGCCGTAAATGCTGAACCGCTTAATGAGTCAACTGAAGAAACTGAATCAGAAGTAATTACAGAATCTGTAGAAGTAAAAGAAGAGACTAAATCATATAAAGATACTATTAGTGAAAAATTAGAAAGTTTAATTTCTAAGGCTGAAACTAAATCTGTTTCTGAAATGCACTTTATGAATTTCTTATCAGAATCTAAAAAGAATGAATTTGATTCTTTATCTGAAGATAAGCAAGGATTAATAGTTGAATCAATGAATAAAGATTCTATTATGTCAACTGTACAGGCTGAAAATGTTTGGGAATCATGTTTTATAGTAGAAAGAAAGGCAATTAACTTTATTGATGATATGCCATCAAAGTATTCTGATAAATGGAATTCTCTTTCTGAAAATAGAAAAGAACAAATTATTGCTGAATCTAAATTCCACTCTTTAAGTACTCCTTATGCCATTAATAACTTTTGGCAAACAAGAGATCTTAGAGATACTCAAATGAATTTAGAAACACTAAACGAAAGTAAAACTGCTGCTGAAGCTGCTCAAACAAAATCTGAGCCATTATTAAATGAAAGCTATTCAGCAGATTTAATTCAAAAAATGAAATTCAGATTAAATAGATAATCATTTAATCTAAACAATATAATCGAATAGTCAAGAAGAAAAGGACTCAGGCGATTAGAAACGGAATATTAATAGTATTCCACAAAATGCGAAAAATAATTTTAAATAATGTACGCAAATCAATTAATCAACGAGGCTGAGGTTCAAAAGACTTGGGGACCTGTTATTGAGGAAAGTACTGGAATTACTGAAAAGTCTAAGTTATCTTGGATGTCTAAGTACTGCCATTACCATAACCTTAATGAGAGTGTTTACAATACTGTACACCTTAACCCGAACATGAATGTTCAAAGTATGGGTAACGTTACATTGCCAGGAAACCCTGGATCAATGAATGCTTTCCCAGCACAAGCAACTGGATCTGGTGACAGACCTTTTTCTTTGCTACCACTTGCAATGCAAGTAGCGGCACAGACTGTAGGTTTAGACTTAGTACCTGTTGTACCAATGCAAGGCCCTATGGGAGTATTAACTTACTTAGACTTTGTATACGGTGGAGGTAGAGGATCAGGAGCTCCTATTAACGGCGCTTTAGATACATCTGCTGCTCCATTACTAATTAAATTTAGTGTAACTAATGATGATGGAACTGCATTTCAAGCAAATGATGTATTATATGCTGATCAATACAACTCATCAACTACAAGGTTAACACCTGTAGCTGCAAACAATGCATTCGCTTCTTATGAACTTACTTTTGTAGGTGTATCAAGAATCGATGGTTTACAGATATTCAGAGTTAGAGCTAATAATACTGCTCAAGGTTTTGCTACTGCAAATACTAACCTTACAGCAACTGACCTTACTAACACTGGGTCTAATTATGCTCAAGGTTCTGAATTAGCTGCTTCAACAATCTATAATTCGATTGTTAACCAACCTGCTACTGGTGCTGGTGCTGCTCAAGCTATTCTTTATGGATTAGCAAGAGTAGGTGTTGCTGCAAGAGCAGGTTCTGCTACAACTGATATGGGTGCTGGTGCAAGTATTACTGGTATGGCAACTATTGGTGCTGTTTCTAGTTTAGGTTTAGTTAAAGCTTTGGAAGATCATATTACTGGTTTTTCTGGTAATGCTTTCCAACCAACTAACGACCCTGCAACTGGATTCCCTGCTTTTGGAACTGAGAATATTAACGGAAACGATCCTTACCAAAGAGGTGTAGGTGAATCTACTGTTGATAACATCATGGGACTAAGCTTATTCAACAAGTCTGTAGCTGCTGAAACTTTCCAAGTTGCTGCTGCTGTGACTAGAGAACAAGTTCAAGATCTGAAGCAATTCGGAATTGATGCTGTTGCTCAAGTTGAGGCTGTATTGGTAAATGAGTTAACTCAATCTATCAATAAATACATCCTAGACAGAATTTTCAGAAATGGAACAACTAACGCTGTAAATATCTTTGGTATTAACGCTACTACATTATCTGCATCATTTACTACTGCTGTAGGTGCTGGTGCTGGTGTTGCTGTCAACTTAGGACCAAACAATACAACTAATGGAAACCAGGCGCAAGCAATTGCTCAGTTTACATCTGTTGCTCAGGGTGGTTCAACTCAAGGTGATGTACAACGTAGAATCTATACTAAAATTCTTGCTGCAAGTAACTTAATTGCTACTAGAGGAAGAAGAGGACCTGCAACGTTTGCAGTAACAGGTGGAGAAATGGCAACTGCTCTTCAATCTGTAGCTGGATTTATTGCATATCCGTTATCTAATACAGTTAACCAAGCTGGTGGATCTTTATATCCAATCGGTGCAATTGCTGGGGTAACAATTTATGTAGATCCTAACAGAGCTTTTAATGACTATACAATTTGTGTAGGACGTAAAGGTGATGGTAATTCTCCAGGATTAGTATTTATGCCATACTTAATGGCTGAATCTGTAGAAACTATCGCAGAAGGAACAATGGCGCCGAAAATCGCTATTAAGTCTAGATTTGCTTTAGTAGATGCAGGATTTAATCCAGAATTAATGTATTACACAATGGGCTTCAACTTTAACAATGGCGCTTCTCTGATATAATTTATATCAAAGTAATATCTTTATATAGAAAGCCACTCTTCGGAGTGGCTTTTTTGTTCTTACATACTTAATATATAAAAAAATCAAAACAATATAATGGCAAAGTTAAAAACATATAATGAATTTGTTAATGAAGCATTAATAGATGCAGTTAAGAATCCAATTAAGTGGAAAAAGATTAAAAACAATGCAAAGAAATATCAAAAAGCTAAAGTAGCACAAGCTCTTAATGATGTTGATTTTGCAAAAAGAAAAGAAAAGTCTAGAGGTAAATTAACTCCACAGCAAGATGCAGTATTAACACAAGCACAGAAAGCAAAAAATGCTGCACTAAAAGATACTGCTACTAATATTGCGCAAAGAATGACTGACTTAGCTACAACTACAGGTTTAAAAAGAGTTGCTCAATTAGCAAAAACTAAATCTGCAATGGCTGCAAATCAAATTGTACTTAAGGCAGCTGATGGAGAAGAAGCAAAAAGATTAAAGGTTAGACAAAAAGAATTAAATAAGAAAGCAACAGAAGATCAAAAGGCATTAGCTGATTATGAAGCTGATACTAGTGATAAGGATACTGGTGGAGACGATAAAGCAAAAGAACAAATATCCGCATTAAGAGATCAAAGAAAACCTCTGATTGATTCATCATCGGCTGAAAAGGATCCAGCAAAGAGAGCTGCTATAAGAGTTAAGATAGAAGAAATTAACGTTAAAATAGCTGATCTTGAAGGTGAAGGCCAGGTAGAAGCAAAAGAGGATCTTGCTTCTGCTAAAGAAAAATTAACTAAAGCAACTGGGGGTGGTAAAAAACTATCAGCTGCTGAAGAAAAGAAAGCCGAACAAAAACAAAAGCTAGGTGATCAAATCGGCAAAGCAATGCAAGCTATCGAAAAAGCTAAACAAGAAAGAGTATTAGCACAAACAGAAGAGGATAAACTTTCTAAAAAATTATCAGATGCTAAAGGCACTGATGCTGAAACGGCATTAGCTAGATCAGTAGCAGATGCCGATAAGGCCGGTAAAGATATTGAAAAAGCAATTAAAGATTTGCAAAAGAATGTAAAAGATTTACAACAACAACAAAAAGATTTAAATGAATCTATTAATGAAGGTATGTATACCGCCGATCAACTTACTAATATGTTATTAGATGATATTAGAAAAGGTATTCGTAAAGGTATCCAGGCACCTGATGAAAAAGAACTTAAAACATTAGCTCTGAAAAGACTTAAGATGAAAAGAGTAATGAAAAGAGATATAGAAGATACTATTAACGG